GCAGGTAACAACTGGTGGATTCTTGATGGTGTTCGTGACACCCAAGACCCACGCACTAAAAACCTGTTCCCTAATGATTCATCAGCAGAAGTTGACAACGTAGGTTATTCAATAGATTTTGACTCCGATGGTTTTACAATCCAAGCAACTGGTGGTGAAGTTAATAACGCATCTGGCACTTACATCTACATGGCATTCGCTGACACTCGTGAAGCTGCGTTTTGGTTAGACCAGTCAGGCAACAACAACGACTTTGAGAACACCAATCTCACTGAATCAGACATCAGCTTAGATTCGCCTACGAATAACTTTGCTACGTTGAATCCTTTGGATAATGGCGCAAATGCAAGAATATCTGAAGGTAATCTAAAATTTCTTGATGAAGATAGTTACAACGCAACAGTAACATCTAACTGGCATTTTGATAATGGCGGTAAATGGTATTGGGAAGGTTGTATTGTCCATGAAGATACAGACTATGCTTGGCAAGGCTTGTTAAAAGCTAATGTAAATGCTCAATCTTATACCAATTTTATTGGTTATGACTCCAATGGCTGGGGTATTTTTCCGGGCGATGGTAATAAAGCATATAACGATTCATCTTCACCATACGGTACATCATACGGCTCTGCATTTAGTAACTTAGATGTAATTATGTGTGCATTTGATGCAGACAGCGGCAAAGTCTGGTGGGGTAAAAATGGCACTTGGTTTGCTAGTGGTGACCCTGCTGCCGGAACAAACGAAGCATTTAGTGGAATTCCTGCTGCTGTAAAATTTGCAGCAACTACTCGTGATAACCAAGTGATGAACTTCGGTCAAGACTCATCCTTTGCAGGTAACAAAACCGCTCAAGGCAACACAGACGATAACGGCTATGGTGATTTCTACTATGCACCACCATCAGGTTATCTAGCGTTATGTACGGCTAACCTACCTGACCCTGTTGCATCCATTGACCCTGCACAAGACGGTAGCCCACAAGACCACTTTAATACGGTGTTGTGGACTGGTAATAGTAGTACTCAAGCTATTACTGGTGTAGGTTTTCAGCCTGATGCAGTTTGGATTAAAGGTCGTAACGATGGGACATATAATCATCAGTTGCATGATGCTGTTCGTGGCGCAGATAATGCTTTATTACCAAATACTGGGGCGGCTGAAGCGGATTATAATTCATTTAATTCATTTGATTCCGATGGATTTACATTACCAAGTGCGTTAGGTACAAATTTAACCGGTACAACCTACGTCGCATGGAACTGGAAAGCTAACGGCACCGGCAGCAGCAACACCGATGGCTCTATCACCTCAACCGTCAGTGCTAATACCGATGCAGGTTTTAGTATTGTGAGTTATGCAGGTAATGGTTCTTCAGGAGCAACAGTAGGTCATGGTTTAAATGAAGCTGTTGAGTTATTAATTGTTAAAGTTAGAACCCAAAGCAACAATTGGCGAGTAGGTTCTACGTATCTTTCTAGTTGGAGTCACTTTTTAAATCTAGAAGATACTAATGCTGAATCATCAAACAGTGATAGATTTAACGGAACAGCACCCACATCAAGTGTGTTCACTTTAGGGGATAGTGGTTCAACTAATAAAAGTGGTCACGATTTTATTGCCTACTGCTTCCACTCTGTTGACGGATTTAGCAAAATCGGGAAGTACACAGGCAATGGTTCTTCTGATGGTCCTTTTGTGTACACAGGTTTCCTTCCTGCGTTCTTGCTTTATAAAGATGCAAATGCTAATGATGTTTGGACAATAATTGATAACAGGCGTGATCCGGCAAATGACAATGGTCCAAATCAGTTAAACCCTAATTTAACTGCAGCCGAAACAATAAGACCAAGTGGAGTTCATTCTATTGATTTTGTTTCTAATGGATTCAAGATCAGATATGCAGGGGATACCGCAATCAATCAAAGCGGTGATAATTTCATCTACATGGCATTTGCCGAAAACCCATTCAAATACTCTAACGCGAGGTAATTATGTATAAATATAGTGGTAAGGTTATCAGAGTTGGTCGATCATGGACCAACAATGATGGCATCACGCACCCCTCAAATTGGGGTAATTGGACTGCTGAAGAAAAAGAATCAGCAGGATTAGTATGGGAGGATGACCCACAATCATTCGATAATCGATTCTATTGGGCATATAATGTTCCCAAGAATCTTGAAGATGTTAATGAAGTCGATGAAGACGGTAATCCATTGTTAGATAATGATGGTGTTCAGGTTGTCACTAAGGGACTCAAGAGTAATGCTGTAAGTGTTGTTAAGGCACAAGCAGCAGGTCTCTTGGCACCCACTGACTGGATGGTTATCAAGGCATCCGAGGTAGCTGATTACAGTGTACCTTCGAATATCCTGGCATACCGTGCAGCAGTACGTGCGGCATCCAACGATATCGAGGCATCAATCATGGCATGTAGTAATTTGGAGGAATTCATGGGCTTATATGAAGCTCCTGTTGATGATAATGGTGTTCCTACTGGTAACGCTGTTATCGTGGATTTCCCTAAGGAGGTAAGTTAATGGCGATTACAATTAATGGCAGTGGAACAATCACTGGCATCTCAGCAGGTGGTTTACCTGATGATTCAATTGAAGCCGCAGACATCAAAGACGGCGCAGTAACCTCAGCGAAGATAGCGGATGGTGAAGTTACTCCTGCTAAATTAAGCGGATCAATTGGTAATGGTACGGCAGCTCAGGTATTACAATCAAGCGGTGATGGAGCTTTCTCATGGGCTGACGCAGAGGGTGGATATGTGTTAGATAGTGTTTTTGAAGCTAGCGCTTCTGGGAATTACACCGTTCCAAATAATGCCGAAATATTAGATATTTATATTGGCGGTGGAGCGGGTTGTTCGGGACATTTCAATAACGATAGCAATAACGGTTTCGGAAACGGCGGTGGCGGTAGTGGCGGTGCTTTTATGCGGGTTAATGCTAATGAAATTGGCGGCGTTGGCACTACAATTGCTTACACTATTGGAGCTGGAGGCACTAACAATTCTAATTCAAACACTTCGGTTGGAAACGGAAATGCAGGAGGAACCTCTACCTTTGGTAATTACATGACAGCAAACGGCGGTGGTGGCGGTAATGCGGGTAATAATGGTAATACAAATAATGCTAGAGCAAATGGCGGCACTGCTACTGTAAACATATCTGGAAATTACTATGCTGAAGCAGACAATGGTCAGCTTGGAGCTGCTTTTACTGCACGATCAAACGATCCTGATGAAGGCTGCACAGGAGGCGGTATGTACGGAGGCAAGGGAGGAAGATGCCGCGGCATGACAAATGGTACTACATACACCATATATCCAACAACTGCAAACACGAGCGACCCTCATTCAGAGTTTTTTCAAGCAGGTCAGAGAAGCGGACGAACCGGCGAAAACTATACAAGTTATAGCGCTACAGCGGCTGAAGGTAAGTTGCGTGTAGTTGTTTATAAAACAGTTTAAGTAAAAGGAAGTTAAACAAATGAAAGCACATGTTGTTGAAAATGGAATAGTGGTTAACGTTATTAATGTTGAGCCAAATACTGATTTAACTCCTTTTAATGCTGTAAAGTTAAGTCAGTTTACGGCTATAGGAGACACTGTTGTAGATGGAGAAAGTGTTGAAGGCGCGGAAAGAGAAGATCAATATAAAAGATCAGAGAAGCGTGAACTACGTAATAAACTTTTAGCAGAAACTGATTGTTGGGCTTTATCTGATACGCCTGCTATGACTCAAGAGCAAATTGATTACCGTCAAGCGTTGCGCGATCTTCCTGCACAAGAAGGGTTTCCTGACGTAGATTTTCCAACTAAACCATAATTTAAAATATGAGGACAAATTATGAAAGCTAAAATAGAAAATTTTGTAGGTATATATGAAGATGCATTTCCAAAAGAATATTGCGAAGATGTAATCAAAAACTATAATCTTCTTGAAGATCAAAAGTTTACTAAAACAAGACAAGAATTAAACGATGCAGATAAAACTGTTAAGGATGATTCTGCTATTTGGACGGGTAATTTTTATAATTCAGAAGTAGATGTCTCAGGAATGCATCAACTCATTGGTAAAAAGTTTAATGAAATCTATTGGGAAGAATGTTATCCTCATTACGCAAATGAGTTTTCTGCATTAAAAGACTCTGGCGGTCATGGTGTCTGGGGTAACAAAGTTCAACGTACAAACATAGGACAAGGTTATCACGTATGGCACTACGAATCAGCAAATCGAGCTTCATCTAATCGTCTTCTTACTCACATTGTTTATCTTAATGACGTTGAAGACGGCGGTGAAACGGAATTGTTATATCAACGTATGCGTATTAAACCTAAAGCAGGTACTTTATTAATCTTTCCTGCAGCGTTTACACATACACATCGAGGTAACCCTCCCTATAGTAATGACAAGTATATTATTACAGGATGGAATGAATTTTAAATTAAGGAAATTATTATGGATATTGAAACAGCAGAGCGATTAGCTAAGCTTGAAACTCAGATGGATCAGATATTAGCTTTAGTTGAAGAAAATCATAAAGATATCCATGACGTAAAAGACCAATTAACCAAATGGAAAGGTATTGCGGGTGGCATTGCCATCTCTGTATCTTGCCTTTGGGCATTGGGTATTGGCATTGTAGAGTGGATGAAGCGATGAGCATGGCAGAAATAGTGCTTATTTACGCACTTAATCATGGAGTGTGGAAGATGACTGACGAAGGCATACCTCAGATATGCCTCAGCGTTCCTGTAGAAAAAGAAGATGGTACATCAGAAACATTTCAGGGTTGCACAGCAGTACCAGAAGAAATTCTTTACAAGTGGTTATCAGATACTACAATTAAAGTTTAATGATATGAAGATATGAGGACATTATTTTATGAGCGATATTAAGGGAGTAAGTAATGTTGGATCCGGTGAGTATCATTGGAATCGCTACTACAGCATTCAAGGGGTTGAAGAGTGCCGTAGAAGCAGGTCGAGAAATTCAAGACTGCATGAGTCAACTGAGTCAGTGGGCGGGTGCGATAGCGGATCTAGACAAACTAGACGAGCTAAACAAAAAGAAGAAGTCAAGTCTATTCACTTCATTAATTCCGAAGAATGGCAAAAGCGTCGAACAGGAAGCAATGGACTTATATGCTGCACGAGTTACAGCAAGAGAGCAGCGATCAGAGCTTATGCAATTTCTGGGAGCGACTCAGGGCGAACGTGGACAGCGTGAGTTTATGCAGCTCGAAGCAGATGTTAGAAAAAAACGCAAAGAAACAGCTCATGCGGAATTAGAACGTATTGAAAAATTAAAAGAGTTTGGTTTAGCTGCTGTTGTTGTTTTATTAGGTATTACTGTAATAGGTGCAGGTATTGCACTTATGGTTGCAATGAAAGGCTCAGCATGAATATTAAGAATGTTTATGTAGAGGGAAAGAACAAAAATGGCAAAGAAAATTGACAAAAAGAAAATGAAATGTAATAGCCCTAAGGCTAGTCCACAAGGAAATAAATCACATGTGGTTAAAGCTTGTTCTGGCGGTAAAGAAAAGATTATTCGCTTTG